TACAACTAAGCGATAATAAAAGAATTTTTGATCATCTTGCCCGAGTAAAAAGGGTTCGTTGGCAATCGTCAACGCCATGAATTGATAAGAACCATTTTCAGATGGGATAGATGTCACATTTTCTAAGATCTCTGACAATTGATAAATGATTCGATCTCCAGAAAAACTTTTCGTTTTAAATCGGAATTCAAAAGGCAATTCCTTGACCTTGTCGCCATTCATGTACGATTTCGCTGTACGTCCTCCCGGTAAAGGTGCCAACCGGATTGACTCCTCCTGATCGATGGCTTGGATGATCACTGGTACATCAATTTTGCTGGCTACTTCTTGCAGCCGATCAATAAAATCCATTATAGTTTAGCTCCAATCTTAAATGCCTGTAACCAGTCACTCATGAATAACGGTTTCGCTGCTTCATCCCAAAAAGGACCAGTGCCAGGTTGTTTATTGACAAATGGGATCCAAACACCAGTTACCGGATGTTTCCGGCCACCATAGTACTGAGGTCCGGCATAAGGTGCATCAAATATCAGCTGATTTCCACGTCCAGAGACGTGTCCAGTGTCTCTCAAATGCATGGTGTCCCACGGCACCACAGTTTCGTTCATGGTTTGAAGCATCCGGTTGGCCATGTTCAACTGACCAAGCCCCAAGTTATCTTCACTAAGCTTTGACCGGACACCATCTAGCTCAATGTTAATCTTGATTCCACTCATCAGACCACCTCAATCTCATAGCCAAATGGATCAGGTGAATCAGCAGTCAGCGGTACAACTTTTGCGATCGTGTACTGCTTTCCAAAGAGTTCAATTTGATCCGCAACCGAAAACTCCGGTAATGTTCCAGTATATTTCTTAACCATAGAGATCAATGCATTAGGCGTTTGTACTTTCCCATCGATGTCGCGTGGCTCAAACTTAACCGTGTCATCAAAGCGGACATTCTCAATTACAAGCTCATCCTCAAGAATTGGCTCGCCTCTTGTGGTTACACCAATTTTCTTCCGATAGATCATTGCATGGGGAAAAAATCGTTTTGGTGGTATTCTCATCGACTCACCCCACGATATAGTAGCCCAGTTCCTGACAATTGCATCATGGCGTCCCCAGAAAGCAAAGGCGTTTCATTTGTGGATGATGAACCACCTTTACTCTTAGAAACACTCATGCGTCCGATGGACCAACTGTCAGGCTCCTGCATGCCAAACGTGGTAGTGGCATCTGCTTCATGCATGTACTCGATTTGATAGGCAACAGCCAACTTAAATGCGTTGCGCCGCATCGGAATATCTGATTCAAGATCATTTCGTTGATAGAAACGTCTCGTTTGGATGTCCAACAATGCACTAGCTTTTCTCAGAAGCTTCCGGAAATCTTTTTCTGACAGTTCCGTTCCTTTGTCTACTAAGCGTTTGTATTCTTTAAGAGACAAATAGTCACATGACTCGATACTTTCCTGATCGTCAAAGATTTCATTCAGCGGCTTTCTTCGTAATCGCTCCATGGTTTCACCTCCATCAAAAAAGAGAGTGGTTATTCACTCTCTTTTAACAGCTCAATTAACTCTGGTTTCTTGGCAGCAGCCGGGTACTCAATCCCTAGACGATCCAACTCAGCTTTAAGTTCATCGACCTTCATATCATCGATGACTACTGTTTGAACTTCTGCCCCAGACTCCCCCGGTTCTTCCGGGGTTACGCTTTTGGGTCATCATAAGAGATATAGATCGCAGGACGTGCCTTCTTAAGTACCAAGCAGTCGTAATAGTCCAACCCTTTGATGGTGTCACGGTAACCGCCACGATCCTGGTCAGCAGGAACCAAATCAATCGTATTGTACTTCTCGATTGGCTTAGCAACGGTAATAGGCGTCATAATGAAGTTAACATGCTTGTCTTCATCGACCTGCAATCGATTTTTAGCAACCTTTTGGATGATGATATTCGTGCCGTCGAGCATTTCAACACGCCGATCGATACCGTTGAATTGTACTGTGTTGGTAGTAAAAGTCTTAGAGACACCATCTGCATTCTTCAATGCTTTGTAAGCATCACTAGACATAAACGCCACAAACTGACCAATGACTTCTGTATCAGTCATGTACGCCTCAGCATCATCGAAACTATCTAAAATGTTAGATTTAGTGATTGTTTCTTTGACCGTTTTTCCTTTGTAAATATTGTCAGAAGTGTCAAATCCAGCTTCAAGCAAGCGAGCAACAGCGGTTTGATCTTTCTCAGGAATCGTAACCAATCGAGTGTGCTCTTCAATGACAGCACCTACTTGATACGCTGCATTTTCCGATTGATCCAAGCGATCCATATCGTAGCCCATCCAACGTTCCTTTTCCAATTTTAAAGTTGATTTCTCAACTGAGATATTGTTACGCTCGTTGTCTTTATTTCGCTTATAATCAGCAGCAGTAAATCCTTGCATTTCATTTACACGTACTTCATGAGTCCCCACAAAATCCTCTTCTGTGATATCTTTTGCCCCTTGCGTTAATACTTCCCATACTTGCGACTCGGCCGCAAATTCCTTGTCGATTTTCGCTAAATCTTTACTGTCTAAAATTACTGGCATTTAAACCACTCTCCTAATTATTTTTTGTTTTTGCGATATTCTCGGCTAGATTATCTTTCCAACTTTTTTCTTTAGGTGGTTCGCCACCACCTGTATTCCCAGCAGCCACAAATTGCTTTTTCTTTGGCTGCGGTGTAGGATCATTCGTTTGAAACAAATAGCCTTCATCTTTTTTCAATGTGGCTACTTTTTCATCTAATCCTTTGACACCTTCGTCAGTAATTTCCAACTCATCTGTCTTCAACAAAGCTTTCACTGCTGTAATGTTCTTAGCTCCAGCTTGTGTTAAAGCTAATTCGATTGCAGCGTTCTTACGATCTGCTAGTCGTTCAGCGGTCACAGTTTCTAACTGATTTTTATAGTCATCAATTTGCTTTTGCAAATCTTCGTTGCCACTGTTCGATGCTTTCAACTGCTCAACAAGCACATTTGCGGCAGTTAAATCCTCGTTAGCCGTTTTCAACTTTTGAGACTTTTCGTTAAAATCAGCTTTTGGCACTGCATTCTTTGGAAATTCTGACTTAATTTCCTTTGTTGCCCCGTCTAAATCAAACTTCCCATCCTCTCCGACGTGTTTTGACAAAATTTCTTTGATCCATTCCATAATTCATTCTCCGTTCCTTTTTATTCTGGTTGGTACCAGTTAGAGTGCGAGTTATACCGATCACTCGGTAAATCGAATAGTTTTATGTCATGTTCAGGACAAAATCAATAGGCATCGCTATGATGACTCTAATTCACAGTATATTTTTCATTTAACTTTTATTTATTTTCGTATATCATTTAGGTATAGTGAGAAAAGGACGGTGAGACTATGATTACCTATGTCTACAACATTTCTTTAGTATTAGATGATAAACAAAATTATGAGAGTCTATATAATTATTTAGATTCTTTCGGAGACGATTATTTCGCCATAACAAAAACGAGTTTCATCATTGCTACGTCTCTTAGAGTAAATGACCTAAAGAGCCAGCTTGTTAGCAAGACAAATAAGACTGATAAAATATACATTTTTTCCTTATCAAAAGGATTTGTAACTTGGCACGGATTGGATGATTCAGAAGAAGCATTGCAATTAATACTTTCAAAAAACACATACAGATGATTAGCTTCCACAACTAACTTTCAGTTTTGGAGATTAGGTATAGACTTGTTCTCTTGAATAATCTCTGCGTAACAATTGATCATGCTCATTGATAAATATTCGCAACGCTCCTTGTCGTCGTCTGATCAGCTGTTTGAAATGCTGGACATCTTCTTTATTGTCAATCGTTATTGCGGCATTCAGTTGTCTTTTTGCAAGACGAATAGCGACTTCCATGCGGCGCTGCTTGGCAACCAAGTCCGCATTTTCAATCGCTTGTTTGGGGTCATATTGTTTCATATGGACGTCAATATTCGGATCATAGATTTGGATATACAATCGATGCCTACAGTTTATCCCTTGTGTGCCATCAGGCGCACCGTATCCATGATCATAGATGGATGGAATGTGCCGTAATTCTTCCGGTGCATCTTCTGTACGAACAATTAGCACCCATCCCCCTTGAATATGCGCACAGTGTGGTCGTGCAGCCATATGGCTACTCATTAACGCAGTAACAATGCCATGCTCTAAGCCTCGCTTAAGTCGCAGATCCTGATAGACACGGTGAGTGGTTGCTTTTAAAACCATCCGAACATAGCGCTCAAGGCTCCATTCACGCCCTGCCTTGTCGACAAAGGTCGTCATCACACCTTTTTCCACCATCGCATAGATCGATTCTCTAAGCGCCTGCTGTGGCGTTTTAGCACCACCGATGATTTTGGCTACTGTATCGTTTAGAACTTGCTGATACATCTTAGCTAGTGGATTGTCAAGGTAATTGGTGTCGATCAGCGTTTGATTGACATGGTTGTCGAGATCACGCCACTGTTGGTTGAAATATGACTCCATCACATTATCGATTTCAGTCCTTGGAAGCGGCTCTTTTCCTGTTTGCTTAGACAAATTATTGTCCAGATCAGAAACGACTTCAAAACCCATGTCCACGACTATCTTACGTAGTTGATCATAAGAATACTGACTTGTTTCGTTTACCAGCTGGTGCAACGATTGCTGATTCAACAAATTTAATTGCTGCATCTTTTCAATCTTCCAACGGAATGTATTGTCTTCTGTGAGCGGTGTGCTGGATGGCTTATTTAACTGGCGCACAAGCATCTTCATGATTTCATCTTCCATCGCCATATAAGCATCTTCGACGTACGAAGCCTCAATCTCTAATTGCTTTAGCGTAATCGCCATTCAATCACTCCTCGAAGTCTTCGTATCCAGAATCACGTATTTTCCCAGTAGTTTCATCGACCACATCCAATTGCGCTTGTCGATAAAGATCTTTTGCCTTACTATCAGGCAACTTCATTATTTTAGCTAAAGTTAACCATCCGGGAATCAGCCCATCATTTTTCAATTCACGATAATAATCAGATTCTGACTTTTTATCTAAGAATATGCCATCATCAAAGTTAACGCCGATGTCCTCACGATTTGGAGGTTCTCCACTAAACAATGGTTGCCCATCAACTTCTGTAGCCCTGCCGAGTTCACACAGTGCTAGCACAACATCAAGAATAAATTCTTCTAATTCGGTTGTTTGTTGGTTTCTTGATTGATACGTCTGCGAGTTCTCGCTGATAACCTCGGTTGCAGTCTTATTTGTAGTACGTACACCAGCACCATCGAAAACGAACGTACCAGTCGAAAGCCCAACTTCCATTTCTAGCAACCTCAAACGATGGTTGATTGCTCCAATATACTGCTCTGTTCGAATTTCATGGGTTAAATCAGTAATCTTAAAATCATCTGGTTTAGCTCCTGGGACAACAACATAAAAATCATCGTTTGGATCAAAGGTCAATTCAATTGTGCCTGTTTCTTTGTTAGGTACGCCATCCAGCATCGATTCAGGAACAGCCACTCGGCGTTTCCCAACATCAATTTCATGATCAAATGCATCCAATGCTTTGTTTAATCGATCGAGCGTCCGCTTGCAGTTGTCGTAAACACCAACACCAAGTGGTGAGTATGGATGGATATTATTAAAACCAGCTGTCTTGAAATAAGAGAAGATCGAACGTTCAATTTCTTCCCCATGCCTCGATGGATCCAACTCTGCATATTGTTCCAAAGTGTCCAACGATACCTGCATCCCTAGAACATTAAATTTTTCACTTTCATAAAGCTCATTGAGCACCCAATACTCTCCATCGATCCACTGGTGAAACTCAAGTAGCGTGTAAAAGAATGTTTTGGAGCCATCAGTTTTGATGGTTTTAAACGCAATCGCACACTGACTGATTTTATTGGTGCTACTCTCCAATGGGTAAAATGCATCAGGTAGCGCCCATGAGAACTCAATTTGTCCTGATTGGTCATTGAAATAAGG